AAAAAGGAATAAGAAAAATAATAATAAATAAATTTACCACATGACTTACGCTGATTATCCAGACACGGCAAAAAATAACGCAAGGCGCGCACTTGACCATAAGAAAAATGGTTCAAATTGTGGAACGCGTGTTGGTTGGTTAAGGGCAAATCAAATTGCAAACGGCGAAGGATTAAGTGAAGATACCGTCCAAAGAACGTATTCATTTCTTTCCCGTGCGGAAACGTATGACCAGGGGAAATACTTTGACGAAGATGGAAATGAGATTTGCGGTTCAATTATGTATGATGCGTGGGGAGGTTCTGCGATGAGGGATTGGGCTGAGGCAAAGTTTAAAAAGATTGAAAGGGAAAAGGAAAGCAAAGCGATGGCAAAATTTAATATTGATATTTTAGGGGAAATTTCGGAATCTGTTAATTCATACAATTCAGTAAGAAGTAAAATTAACGACGCAAAGGGTGAGGAAATTAACTTAGTTATTTCGTCTGGTGGTGGCTCAGTTACCGAAGGAATGGGAATAGCTGATTTAATTGCCAATTATCCAAATGAAACAACGGCAACAGGAATCGGACTCGTAGCGAGTATTGCAACGGTTGTACTTTTGTCGGCGGATAAAGTAAAGATGACGGAGAACGCTTTTTTAATGATTCACAGACCTTGGAGTTATACAATGGGTAACGCCGACGAACTTGAGGCAACGGCTGAATTGTTAGACAAGATGGAGGCAAAGTTATTGGACATTTATACCGCCTCAGTTTATAAGCGCAAAGGGAAACAGAAAGACCTTAAAAACAAGATTACACAAATGATGGCGGCTGAAACATGGATGACCGCCCAGGAAGCTTTAGAGTTTGGATTTATTGATGAAATTGTAAAAGTTGGCGAAAAAAATATTGATTTATTACCGTTGCAAAATAGCCTAAGCAAATTTCTAAATGTCCCAGCTGCATTATTAACCAACAACAAAAAAGACGATGACATGGGTAATTCCATTTTAGAAAAAATTAAAAATCTGCTTAACGCCGTCGACGAAAAAGTCGATAATGTTATGACAGAAGAAGAGGTAATAACCGAAGAGCCAAAAAACGATGAGGTTGAAACGGCTATTACAATGCTTAAGGATTTAGGATACTTTGTAATGTCACCTGAGGAAATGGACGCAATCCATACGAAGCAAAAAGAGGAAATGGAATCAATGTACAAAAAGAGCGATGAACAAAAGAACTCTATTAATGAGATTGAAAGCGTTCTTGAAACATTGGGAAATGAACTTGTTGCACTTAGGGCGCAAGTTAAAAAAGGCGTTGGACTTCCCTCAGGAGGATCACAACACGAAAAAACAAAGGAAACAAAAGCAAAGGCAAATCACTTTGATTCTTTTGCTTCATTAGTTCAATCTAAAATTTCACAAAGATAATGTCAACAGCAAATGTAAACGGCTTTCTTGATTCGAACACTTATGTAGGTCAAAAAAGCCTCAATCGCACAAATCCTTTTGCAAATGCTCAAGGGATAAACGCGGAACAATTATATGGTATTGATACTTTTGAGGACAGGATTCCTGTATCATTTACCTACGGTACATCGACCGCTGGAAATCGTTTAAACTTTGCACCTTTGACGGGTGTAACAAGTGCAAGTGATTTTTACAAGGTCAATGTAATTGACGAGTCAGGTAATGAGGCACAATCAAATTGGCAATCCTCAGCACCAACCGCAATTTTACAAATTAATACTTCATCATTAGTGAAAGGTAATGATTGGAAGGTATTGTTTGCAACGGCAACCCCAGCAGGTTTAAAAACAGAGTTTTCATTTGTTATCGAAGATTCATTGGTTATGACCAATACTTCGGCGACAATTTCTTATCCAAATCTTTAAAATTAAAAACAAATGGCATCAGTTGAAATAAGCCAATTAGACGTATCCTTCAGAGGTACTGAGGCAAATAACATATTTTTAGAACCAGTCTTTTTCGATGACGATTTACGCGGTCAATTCCGTGTACTTGGAAACGTTGCGAATAAAAAGAAAATGGTTTTTGTTCAGCAACTTGAGAATATTGTAAGAAAATATTCTGGTTGCGGATTTAATCCAGTTGGCGCGGTTGACATTTATCAGCGTACCATCGACGTTGAAAAAATGAAGGTGGATTTAGAAATGTGCTGGGATGAATTTGAGGACACAGTTTTTGAAGAGTTATTGAAAACAGGGACAAGGCTTCCAGACATTTCTGGAACTTTGATTGAAAACATTTTATTGACCCGTGTTCAGCAGGCAATAAGAAATGACATTACCCGTCTTTCTTACTTCGGTGACCAGTCTTCCAATAATCCTAACTTTGATTCTTTAGACGGATTTTGGACGGTTTATTACCCTCAGTTAGTTGCGGACGATTTAGTACCACGTGCAAACACGGGCTCAGGTACAGACCTTGCGGCTGGTGACGGTTTTGCAATCCTTAGAGATGTTTATGACCAGGCGCCTTTGCAGTTGAAAGGTTTACCAGCTAACCAAAAGGTGTTTAATGTTACGCAAAGCGTTTATTCTCAGTTAAGGGAAGATATTGAGAACGGTGGCGGCGGTGATTACGGTTTACTTCAGTTAATTAACGGGGTTGAGCAATTTACCTTCCGTGGTGTGACTGTTATACCTCAATTCCGTTGGGACGACATCGCAACGTCTTTGGGAACAACTAAGCCTCATTATGTGGAGTACACAACCCCACAAAACAAGGTACTTGCAACCGACGTGTTGAGCCCTGAAACGGCTTTGGAACTTTGGTACGACCAGAAAGACGAAAAGGTATATATTAAGGCTCGTTTTAAAATGGGTGTTAACTATATCCACCCATCTTTAATCAGCTTAGGCTACTAATCGAAAATATATATGAGTGCAATAACAAGCGGTTGGCTTAATCAGTGTGTCGATGGTACTTGCGCTGGTGGTATTGGTAAACTTTATATTGCCAATGCTAACCAGGTGACAAGCATCACTAACAACGCATCGGGAGCAACCACGGCAATAACAATGGCTTCCTCAGCCGCCGTATTTTACGAGGTGGAATTTAGAGACAACTCAGGAGCATTCACGGAAACGGTGACTCAAGACCCAGACACTTTGTCGGTGGCTATTGAACAAAGTTTAGTAGGCATAATCAACTGCCGTGACCAAGAGTTAAGAAATTTAATTCAAGACATGGCAGGACAGGCTTGCGGCTTGGTTTGTGTACACGTTGAAAACACGGGTAACTATTGGATTTGGGGCGCTGAGGTAATTGGCTCAAAGAAAAGACCAGCAAGGCTTACAAGCGCCGAAGGTTTATCTGGTGCATTGTTTACTGATAGCAATCAAGAAACATTAACCATTACTTGCCGTACCACAAACAAAGCAAGGTTTATTGTTAATGGCGAAACAGTCATGAACGCACTTGACTAAAATACAAAAGCATGATAGTACGCGAAAAAAGTAAGTTAATGATTTACGTTGGAAATGATCCAACGGGAAAGGCAGGAATACTAAAGAAGGCTATCGGAAATTTTACACAGGCAGAGTTAAGGGGTTGGTATAATGCCAACCCCAAATCTGTTAGCCAACACCTCATTTTCACGCCTGAGAAAAAAACCTATGAGCCAAATAAAGAAGACGATTCAAGCAGTACCGAACAGGGCTAAAAGAAATTTAAAAAGAAACAATAGTCCTTTATTAGCTTCCGTTACTTTAGATACTTCCAACACTATGTTAGTTGTGGAAGATATTTTCAATGAGCCTTCCAGAGAAAGACTTGATTTTACAGGCGCTAAATGGGTTAGATTCTTTACCCAAAAGGATGACTTTTTAAAAAGTCTCATTGCCATTGTAAACAATTCCCCAACGCTTAGGCGAATCATTGAGGACAAGGTTAACATGGTTGTCGGCGACGGCTTTATCCCAATGAAAGGGAAATCTAATACCTTGCTTACAACCTCAATGAAAGGTGAGGTAATAACCGATGATTCTTTAAATGAAATTGAGGAAGTCATTGGGCAGGTTAACTTGCATTCTCAAAACTTACAAGAGGTGCTTGGTTCATTGGCTTTTGATTACGATGCTTTTGGAAATTGCTTTGCAGAAATAGTACGGGGCAAAGTTGGAAATGAACCATTTACTTATATTTATCATGTTCCCGTTTATAACATTGGAATAAGGAAAGCCGAGGCCGACCAGATTATAAGGTCGGTTGGCATTTACGACAACTGGGAGGAAGTGCCATTGACAACTGAGGGTACATTTTACGAAAGTGAAGGATTCAGGGAAGTACCGATTTATCCTGAGTTTAAGAAATTTGAAGACGGAACGGAGCGTTCAATTATTCATGTGAAACAATACGCGGCTGGTTATTTTTACTTCGGTTTACCTGAGTGGATTGGCGCTAAAATGTGGGCGGAGATTGAATACAGGATTCAGCGATTTAATACAAGTAAATTTGAAAATGGCTTTATGCCTTCGGGAATTTTACAATTCTTTGGTTCAATGACATCGGCTGAGGCTAAAAAACTTGTTGAAGGCATTGAGTCAAAGTTTACAGGCATGGGGAATAACCATAAATTATTCGTCCAGGTTCTTAGAGATGAAAAATTAAAGGCTAATTTTATACCCACATCAAAAGAAAATGAAGGTGAATTTTTGAACCTTCAAAACCTTGCAGCCTCAGCCATTGTGGTTGCTAACCGTTGGTCAAAGTCTTTAGCGGGTTTTGCTACTTCGGGACAACTTGGAAGCAATCAACAGATAAGGCAAGAAATGGAATACTTGCAAAATACGGTAATTAAGCCGCGTCAAAACTTGATGCTTTCAAAGATTATTAACCCTTTCTTAAAAGAAATAGGGCTTTATAATCCAGCATTTACAGACGTGTCTTTTGGTATTTCCAACACTTTACCCGTGTCTTTCATGGGTGAAATTAAGGTGGAAGAAAACCTTTCTTTGAATGAAAAAAGAGAAATATTGGGTTACGCACCCCTTGAAATAGAACAACCAACCCCAACCAATGAGCCAATTAATACAACCGAGT